TTGTTGTGTTTCTTCGGTCTCTTTATCAAGGTTAATTACGGCATGAGGAGTCTTACTGTCTTGCAAAAGCTTTTTAGCTTTGATACAGTAAGGGCATTCCGTGCGGGTAATTAGTAGGTACATTACAAACGACTCCGAATTACTTCTAAAGCAGCAAGAAGAACTTCTTCTGCAATTTCATTACTGTTAAGAGCAGTTGCAACTTGTACATCACCATTATCTATAGTGATAGCAATGCCACCCTCCTCAAAGTTGTCTTCAATAAAGTCTAGAATAGCATCGTGAAGATCCCAGTTACCAGCATCTACAATACCTTCTGTAACTTTTTTACGAGGTTTGAATTCAACTACGTTATCAGTCATTAGAGGGGCATCCATCCAAAATAAGCAAGAAGCCACAATGCAATAAAGACTTTAGCACAAAGTAGTACAATGTTAATAGGTATAACAATAAAAATAGCAGCTAAAAATTGACCCCAAAGAGGCAACTTTTTCATTTCTTCTTTATAATCTGACATTAGATGTTCATTCCTTTTTGACGACGTTTATGTTTGTTCATAGAGGAAGTTTTCACTTTACCTTTTCCAATAGTTGTCCGCTTTGGTTTACGAACATGTTTAACCTTTTCTTTATGGACTTTAGCCATTACATTTCTCCATTAATAATATCTTCAGCTAACTTATTAGTAAGAGTCAGCACGTTTTGTTTGTTGGCTGTACCTGCAAGCATAATCGCAGAAGCTTGTTTAGCAGCATAACCGATTAGTTCTTTTGTGTTCTTGTTACCTAGGTATTCTGCAGCAGAAATCAAGTCTCCTGAACCTACAATAATTTCGGGGATGTAGATGATGTTATTATTGTAGAGAGCGTCTACAATATCTTCTCTATCAATTTGGATCAAACTAGGCCCAATAACTGCTTCAGCATCGGTTACTGAAAGAACTGTAGGGCCAAGGAACCTTCGATTACACATAGGGACATATACACCAGAAAGATATTGAATATCTTCTTGCTTTGCAAAAGCTGTTTTATAGTAAGAAGCTGTAGCTAGACCTTCTTCCTCATCAGAGCTAGAAATACATACATCCCAACCTTCTTCTTTAGCCATAACAATAAGTGGGTGGCTTTCAAAAGTTAAGCCATCAATGTTAACAGACAGGTTACTTAGTTGAGTAAAGCGTTGATAAGCTTTTAGACATTCAAAGGTTGTATCTGCTTTGTATTGTGGTTTGTACTCCTCTACAACATGAGCAGTGTATTCCGAAAGTTTTTCTAGAACGGAATATCCAATGTTAAAGTCAGGAACAGCGAGAATAGCGCGTGTACCTGTGTCATTTAGCCACTCAATCATTGTGCCAAGATCTTCAATAATCTGATCTGTCACCATAGCTGCATTGAGGATACAATAACCTCCACCATAATTAAGACCCGCAACTGCAGCCTTATAAGCGGTTTTCTTAGCAGCAGTCCTGCATAGCTTACTAGCATCTGTACTCAACAAAAAGTGTTGAAGACGCAGCCCTACTAATGCAGGGCCACGCTTCGTTGAATAAATTGCTAGTTCAATTTTATTACCAGTCTTTTCGTTAAACCCTTTTAGATAGCGTTCATAGCCTTCTACTTCGAGTTCTTCAATATCAACCATTAATAAGTCTCCCAGACTTGATCTACGATATTAAACTTAATAGCCTCATCAGGTGTTAAGTAGTTGTCAGTTGGACCTAACAGATGATCCAAGATAGTTTGCTCTTTAAGACCAGTACACTTTACGTAATGTTCAAGTACCATGTCTGATACCATTTCAAAGTTCTTAAAGGAACCTACTAGCTCATGCTCTTTACCACTGATACCTCCAGAATATTGATGAGACATCATAATTGTGTTATGAGTACAGGTTCGCTCTCCTTCTTTACCAGCCATAAGCACCATAAGACCTGCTGAAGCTACAGTACCAAATCCAATAGTATGTACAGGAATCTCAGAGGATTTAATCAAATCAATAAGATGAAAAGCTGAAGAAAGCTCACCACCAGGACTATTGATAATTAAAGTAATATGAGTGGGCTTGACTTCTTCAGGCATAATATTGTACTCAAAAACCTGAGCACAAAGAGGCATAATAGATGATTTAGTAAAAGAGGAAGTAAGCATAATAACTCCGCTTTCACGAAGGTAAGTTCCTGGCCCATCCATCACGTAATCTTGTGATTCTTCTTTTTTAGTCTTTGTAGTTTTAGTCTTTTTCTCAGCTAGCATTTATTTTCTTTCAAGTTAAGCTTCACAAGCAGCACAAGTCATAATATCACGAACCAACTCTTGAGCAGGATTAGACGATCGTTGATAGTAGAAAGTTTTAACACCTAAACGCCAACCTTCAATAAGCAACGAGTTAACATCTTTAATAGCTGCTGTATGTGGGATCATGATATTTAGTGATTGAGATTGATCGATAAACTTCTGACGAATAGAAGCTTGCTGTACAATATTAATTGGGGCAATCTCGTCAAAAGTTTTAAACACATCTTTTTCTTCTTGCGTTAAGAAGTTAAGATGCTGTACAGAACCGTCTTTAATTAGGATTTCGTGCCATACCTCTTTGTTATCTTTGCCTTTTTCTGCCAGAAGCTTTTGAAGATAAGGGTTCTTGTAAGTAAACGAACCTTTAGCCAAGTCTTTAGTAAAGTAATTAGAACGCAGAGGTTCAATACTAGGTGAGACTTGTCCGTGGATAAACGAGCTACTAGTTGTAGGGGCAATAGCAGTACGGGTCAAGTTACGTTCCCCTGTACCTTTCATGCTTTCAGGTTCTCCGAACATTACAGCCAATTCTTTGGTTGCTTCCAGAGATTGCTCATCGATAATCTTAGAGCTAATAGCACAAAGCTGATTTGCTTCAAAAGATTCAAAAGCAATCATTTTGCTTTGCAAGTAAGAATGCCAACCAAGCTGACCGATACCCAATGCTCGCCAACGTTTAGCAAAGTTATTAGAAGAAACCATGAGAGGAACATTTTTAGTCTTCTCAATGTATTCTTCCATAACAGCGTCAAGGAAGTATGTCAGTACTTTTACTGCATCAGTGTCTTTCCAATCATCAAAGAACAACATGTTCATCGATGCTAGGTTACAAACAAACGACTCATCTTCATTTGAAGGCAAGCAAATCTCAGAGCACAAGTTAGAAGCGTAAATCTTACGATCTTGGTCTTTAAGAACTTGAGGTTTGTTGTTGTTAATTGTATCGGTAAAGAACAGATAAGGATAACCAGACTCTTTACGTTTACGAAGAACCTTAGCCCAAAGCTTTAGCTTGTCTTTAGGATAGTCAAACTTTCCTTCTTTCTGCATTTCACCTTGCTTAATCATTTCTTCCATCCAAGCATCAGAAATGCACAGACCAAGGCTCATGTTCTGAATCTTACTACCTACTTCCCGAAGTTCAAGAAACTCTTCAACGTCAGGATGTTCGATATCAAGATAAGCAGCAAAGCTACCGCGACGAACATTACCTTGAGAAATAACGTCAGTCATTGTCTCAAAGATGTTCATAAAGTGTACTGGACCATCAGCTACACCACCAGTCCAGATTTTAGAGCCACGAGGACGAATATCACCGAAGTAACCAGAAGTACCTGCACCGTATTTAGTCTGTGTACCTACTTCAGAAGCCTTGTTTAGAATAGAGGAAATCTCGTCTGCAATGTAAACACCATTGCAAGATATAGGTAGCCCTCGATCATTGCCAAAGTTGGCCCAAACAGGTGATGACAACGAATAATAACCTTTTCCCATGTAGTCATAGAACTTATCTCCAAATCCTTCAATACCAAGAATTTTTTCAGCTGTATCTGCAATTTCCCGAATGCGCTCTTCAGGTGTTTGATCTTCTTTCAAATAACCCGCATCAAGAAATTTACGGGAGTCTTTATTCAACCATTCAAAGTTCATTTTTATTTCCTTTATTAGAACAGATCATCAACATCTACAGCTTTGCCTTTTGCATATTCAACAGGGCGTTTATAAAAGAAGTCACTCATAGTTGAGCCCAACAGAGCCTCATCAAACCAATAAGCTTCTTCAACTAGTTCTTCATCAACTTCAATCATAGAATGATCAAAGCCAATTTGTCCAAGACTTTCTTTCATACGCTTCTTGATAAATTCTTTCAAGATAGCAGCAGAAAGACCTTCTGTCTCATAACCATCCATAATCCAATCGATTACTTTAGACTCAGAGAAAAGAGATACCATACATTCACCTTGAATACGAGATTCAAGTTCAGCATCGAACAATTCAGGATATTCTTCACGAAGTGTATTAATAAGTTTAATACCTACTTGAGCATGAAGCATTTCCTCGTTACGAGTATATTGTACTTGTTGAGCACAATCTTTCAATACACCGCGATTACGGTTAAAGTGAAGAATAACGTAGAACTGGCTAAACAAGCTTACGTTTTCAACGAAAAGAGTAAATAGCGTAATAGCATAGATATACTGCTTACGATCATCCTGATATACTTTTTCAAGATATTTCTTAAGGTAATCAACACGACCTTTAATTACTGCTTCACTCAGATTTTCTTCAAACACATGAGTTAGGTGTAGTACGTCAAGAAGTTTTTCATAAGCCAAGTTATGAATTACTTCAGAGTTAGCCATTGCGAACCCCAAGTCACGAATAGAGGGGTGTGGCATATGTCTTCCGATATCAGCCCAGAAAGTTTTAACAGCAACTTCAATTTGGCCAATAGCCGATAAAGCACGAACAATAACTTCTTGTTCTTCTTTATTTAGTTCTGTTTTAAACTGAGCATAGTCAGAAGTAAATTTAAATTCATCTGGGGTCCAAAAACCTTCCCAGATAGCATCGATGAACTGTTTAGTCCAAGGATACAAGTCAGGCTTACGGGAGATTTGTTCTTCAAAAAGCATCTTCATTTCCTTTTTATTTTTTACTAGTAAGAAGTCATCTGAGGTTCGTCAGAATCAGCAATTGTCCATACAATTACTACAGCTTCTTGATGAAGCTTAAAGATTTGAACGCCGTTTCCAGAGCATAACATAACAACGGGTAAGCCTACTTTATACCTGTTTGTTTTATTTTCTCTTTCCACAACTATTCGTCTTCATCTTCCTCTACGTCATCATCTTCAAAGTCATCATCTTCAAAGTCATCATCTTCAAAGTCATCATCTTCTTCAAATACATATTCTACGAATTCTTCATCATCTTCGTCATCATTAAACATATGATCAATAAACATCTCACGAAGTTCTTCAATCTCGTTTTCGTTAAATTTCTTTTGAACGTCAGGGTTACTGACAAAGGCATCAAAGTGTTCTTTAGTCTTAATCAACTTCAAAACAACACTTTCAAAGTAATTTTCAATTTTAGTCATTAGTGCATTCCTTTTCGAATCTCTTCATTGTCATTTAAAACTACATCTGCATAGTGCATTATATAGTCTGCTGTACTAGGGTCATCCCAACGGATAACCTCCATTTCTAATTCTAAACCTCTCAAGAATTCTTTAACTCCAGGCCCAAGCTTGTTTTTATCGCACTTAGTATCAAGTAGTTGATAGATTATAGAGACGTATGTGGCATCATTCATATTGACATAAACCTTCCCGATTTGTCTTCTGATAGATCTTCAAACTCGTTTCCTTTTGATAAGCGACCTGTATCAAAGTCATAATACAAGCTACCAGATGGACCTGTAAGACCTGTGTACCGACACTTCAAAACCTTGGTTTTAATAGTATTGCGTTCTTCAATATTACCTGAACCGACATTACGAGCAAAAGCAATAATGTCCATAGAGATTTGTTTGATAGAACCAGATCCTCGAATATCGTCCATAGAAGGCAACTTACCTTCTTCAAAGGACTTACCTTTGTTGTCTGTTTTACGCAAGTGACTAATCAGACCAATCCAAACATTATGCTTCTTAACAAGACGCAAAAGGTCATTCATGATCTTGTCAATTGCTTCGTTACCCGTTAGACCCTCTGTTCCTTCAGAGGCTAGAATGGTAATGTGATCAACAAAAAGGTACTTGCAACCGCTAAGGCACATATACTCAAGAAAGTCCATGATAGAACCGTCTGAAATACTACCTTGATGATCCAGAACCATGACACGATCGCTACCAAACACAGCATCAAAGCCATCTTTTAACTCCTCAATAGGTATCTCCTCATTTGCAGGGTTTCGCTTCATAGCCATACCTGCCATTTTACGAGCTGTTTCTGCAGGGCTTTCTTCAAGAGAAATAATACCGATTTTATCATCAGTATCTTCTAGAAGGTGTAAAGCGATTTCTCGTAGCAGAGTTGATTTACCGCTACCAGTACCAGAAGTCCACAAAGTGATTTCACCTAGTCGCATACCCTTAAGCTTTTCATTCAGTCCTGTCATGAAAGGCGGATATGGAACAGATTCCATTTCATTGTATTTTTCTAGTTGACTCCAGAGTTGCTCTTTAGTCAAAATACCAGCAGGAGTGTATGTAGTAGCATTCCAGATAGCTTTTAGTACTTTGTCAGGATCTTTAATCCATGTATCGCAAGCATCTTTCTCTGAAGTTTTAGCTACTTTAATTTTATCATAACCGATAATACGAGCAGCTTCTTTAAGAGCTTTGTGACCTGCTTCGTCATTATCCATCCACAACACTACTTCATCGAAGGTACGAATCTTATCTCGAACCTCGACTAGGTCACTAGTAGAAGATGCTGAACGAAGAGATACTACAGGAAAAAACTCTTTGTATTTGATATACCAAGCTGTTTGAACAGCCATCGCGTCTAGCTCACCTTCAGTGATAACTAGTCGTTTGCCTCCATTATACAAATGAAGACCAAATAAAGTTTTTTGAATCTTACCTGTTGAAGTGAAGGTTTTAGGCAATTTCCTAATCTTATAACCAGTGATTTGATTAGTAGAAGAATCTACAGAAGGATAATAATGAGCATCAATATTACCTTCGTAATCATAAGAGCTACGTACTCCGTAATGCTCCGCTACTTGTCTATAGATATTTCTCTCTTTAAACCCTTTAATCGGGTATTCCAGAATTTCTTCAAGATCAAACCATGAATTATTGTTATCTTCTTGTTGAACACTCATAGTTACCCCTTCGGCTTTAAAGTGTGATTTGCAAGAAAAGCAGTATGCACTACCCTCCTCATAAACTTGTTTAGCGTCTGAACTCCCGCATTTTTCACAGGGCTGATTACGCATAACAATTCGGCTCATTATTACTCTCCTGAGTCATCCTCTGATGATGCAATTATCTTAGCTACTTCCTGTGCAAGCAAAAAGAAAATAATGCTCATAACAGGATCCATAACAAAGAAGCCAAACAAACTTGAGATAAGTTGTGCGGCAAGTAGTAAGATACTAGTAATCCAGAGTGCAATTGAAATAGGTGGTACGCTCATTTAAACTTCTTTCTTACTTTGTTAATGAAAAGCTTTGTCTTCTTAGTTGGTTGTTCTTTAGGGACAAACCGAATAGCAGCGATTTGTCGATTGTAGAACCTAGGTGTTTTACCATCAGATAAATACTCTGTCATAGAGTCTGATAGCATTTGAAGATAAGCTTCTGCATAGTACAAACCCCCTTTTGTTTTGTACAGATCAATTATCTCAAAGTTGAATTTATCTTTACCGTACTTCTTGATATCCTCTTTGAGATGGACGGACGATCCTACATAGGACCGCCACGCCATTTCTTTTCCATAGTGCTTAGACTTCTTTTTACCATGATGGTGAAATTGTTTCTTACCAATGTAAAATTGACTAGTTACCGTATTCTCAATACAGTATATAAATCCAAACCACTCTTCACTGTCAAAGCTACTGCTAAATTTCCAATGACCGTTTTCAATCATTAGAAATAGCTTCCTCATAAAAACTTCGATCAATTTTAAAGTGATCTCCGAGTTTACGCCAAATATGGATTAATCGTCCATTTGTTACTAGGTAGTCGTAACCATCCTCAAGATACCTTGCATGATAAGCTTTACATACTGCCGCTTTCATTTCTTTGTGATCGGTGCCATAACCAAGTAAGATATCAGCTTTTTTGGGGCCAATACCAGCCACTCCAGGTATATTGTCCACAGAGTCGCCCATGAGAATTTGTTTCCAGTAGTGTTTTTCTGCATATTCTTTAGTTACCTCATAAAATTCCATGCTACGGGGGTTTAGATGTTTACCTTCAATACAATCTAGATCTTTATCTACAGATACAACAACATGGTCAATTCCTGCTTCTGTTGCTTCTGTTGACCAGATACGAACAAGATCATCTGCTTCGTAACCGTCAGTAAGAATTGCACCCTCATAGTCATTTACACAATGTGACTTCAGATCATCAAACCATTCAGGTTTAGTAGATCTTGACTTAGAACGAGATGTAGATTTTTTGTAATCAATATACAATTCATCTCTAAAGTTGTTAGGGCCACCAAAAGCCATAACGTAGTCATCTGTGAACATGTGTTCAAGAATGTTATCAAAGATATCTTTAAACTTAGTTTTAGCTTCACCTAGCGTGGGCTGATTCCACATAGCCATGTATAATAGAACATCACCATCAATAATTGCTAGTGTCATAAAATCCCCTTTCTATGGGTTTTGGTCTTTAAGGTCAGGTATTTTTTCGTAATCTATTTCAATGACTTCTACACTCATCATTCTCAGGAAATCGATACCTTCAGTGTTCTTGTAGTTTGTGTGATAGACTACTTTAGAAAACCCTGCTTGATAGATTGATTTTGCACAATCTAAACAAGGAGCTGTTGTTGTGTAACAAGTAGCCCCAAGACTGGAGATACTTGATTTTGCTACTTTGCTGATCATATTCGTTTCAGCATGAAGAACGTATGGATACGTCTTGTTGTCTAAATCTTCACACTTATTAGAATGCCAACCAGAAGGAGTGCCGTTAATACCGATTCCGATAACATTGTTTTCCTTTACTGCTATTGCGCCAACTTTTCTTTTCCTTGCATGACTTTCTGAGGCAGCAATAAAAGCCATCCTCATATACATCCTATCCCATTTATCCATTCATTTCATCTTCTTCTTGATACTCTTTCCAACTATCATACTCGTAATCCAATCCCCAATCCGAAATAAGTTCTTCTGGTAGATTGTCTTTCCAGTCTTCGTCTTCAAAATCAATACTCCAAGACTGATCTTCACGATCTTCGTACATACCTACAAACATCATACCAGGTTCAAAATAGGTTGCTCTGATTTCTAGATTGTGTAGAAGTTCACCTTCAGCATACGCTACTGTGGGTGGCCCCCAAGCACTGTCGAAGTTAAGAGTTAGTTCAAGGTTATCGTAGTCCATATCCCAGTCAACCTCTCGAACTTCCCACTTAGTACCCCAAGCTTCACAAGCTTTGCCGTAATCCCATTCTCCAATAGGATTTAATGTTTCCAAAAGCTTATCATTCTTACAAGCTTCTACTAGAAGCTCTAGCTTTTCTTTAGTTCCTGCGATAGTTACGCTGTTCATACACCAATTAGGCATTAGTCTTCTCCTTTATATGCTTCACATGTTTTGCTAAAATTTGAAAATGCAATAGGCGCATTATCGGGATCATGCGACCACCAACGTCTAGCACCTTCTTTTTGTTCTGAGCTAAAGAAACGGTAGCAACTAGACTGAGTGCAGTCTGAGTCACAAAATGTTCTGTCTTTATAACACATCATTTTCTGTTCTTCTTTCCATTAAGCATACGATCTTCCAGCTTGTTAACATTATGTAGCATAAGGTCTTTCAAGCTATATCCTCGTTGTTGAGCGATTACGGTAACAAACCAGAGTACATCAGAAAGTTCATCCATGATTTCTTTTGTACGTTCTTCTCCTTTTCGAACCTCTCGCATACGTTCAGACATAACCTCCCCGACTTCACTTGCAAGGCCAGTGAATAGGATTTCGTCAGTAGTTCCCTTCTCTACAAATTGCATTGCAACAGAGTTATAAATACCTGTTTTCATACCAGCTGTTTTGTAAGTTCTTTCTGGAGCTTTGTATTCAGGAAGTTCATTATAGCTTGCCATTATTTCACACCTTTTTCTTTAAGATCATGAGTAATAATATAGAATGCACCAACAGGAGAGTCTAGTGCAGCTTTAAGGTCAAGTAGCTGTTGATAGCTCATTTCAATCAACTCGTACTTATTCCTCTTCTCGTTGAATTGCCTAATATAGACAACACTGCTGTCGTCAAAAAACAAGGTTACATCTTCGAATTTACCTGTTTCATCAAGTGTTGTTACAATAGTTTCTTTGTCTTCCATTTCAACAGTGTACATTTACCATTTCCTTGTTTTCCAATAAACCCAAGCTTCAGCGCAGTGATTTTTTCCTAGAAAAAAATCTAGGTATTTAACTAGATTGAATCTTCTTTCTTTCTTCCACTGCCAATTTCTTGCTGAGAACGTTTGACCAATATGACCGCCAAGTATCACATTAATCAATACAGATAACGCAGTTACTACTCGAAATATATAGGACATTATTCATCCTCGTTAGCTAATTGTTCATCACGGCCTTCCATATATCCAGCCTCATAACCATAGTCATATCCATTATCATATGCATCATCAACTTCTTGTTGCCACTCTTGTTGGTTCAGATAAGGTTGTAGTTTATAAAGTAGCATTTCTTCAAGTTCAGAAATTAAGTACTTCATATCATCAGGTAACTCGATACCTTTGAATTTGATTTCATTGTAGAGTACATCAAACTCTTTTTGTACGATTGTTTTACTTGATACTGTTGCCGACATACCATTTTCCTTCTTTGTTATAGTAACGTTGATAAAGGTTTTCTAGACCTTTTTTGTCAGGATGTTTTCGAACCCACATACCTGTGGCGGGTTCAAACTCTTTCTTAAAGAAGTTATCAAGCTTCTTATTACCTGTAGAAACACTCGTATCTACAAGATAAGATAGCCTGTCAAACTCTGCATCAGACATTATGCTGTCGTTCTTGTATTCGTAAGCATAAGCAGCAACAGCAAGACGTATTCTGAGACGTCTCTGATAGGGGACAGTATCTTCATTCATTATAACCCTTTACTCCGTATTTGTCGATATCATTCAGGATAGCTTTAAGCATCCACTTAATATCGTCAATATCGTCACCAGAAACAGTTACAGGTTCTTCTGTCCAACCCGCTTCTTCTCCTTCTCCAAAAAGTTCAGATGGGTAGTATTCATGAACAGCAAGGTAAGAGTAATCCTGACCGCCATGAGTAGCGGTATGCCTCATAACTTGATAGTGCCAACCTTTAGCCATATTAACCTCCATAGTATTTAATTATACGATTGAATGCGTAAATATCTTGAACAAGACATTCCCAATCTTCTTCTTGATGAGGCTCTTTATATTTAAGATTATCTAGGCGTTCACGTTCTTCTATGCAAATGTCACGAGAATCTTCAAGTGCAGCAATAATGATCTCATTTAGAAATTCAAAACCTGCATTTGTTTTCATAGCACTCATAATTATGTCTAGTGCATTCATAGCAATCTATCCTCTTATTTTTGTTAGACTTCACTCTTCATTCAAGCAAAAGCTACACCAATCTTCTTCTGTAGTTACTGGTCCGTTACACGAAACACAACGTTTAGAGTTGATACGTTCTCGTTCCGTAGAGCGTTGACGCTCTTCTTCTGTCATTTCACGAATATCTTTCTTAGTGGACTTCATAGTAGTCATCTCCAATTTTACAGTCGCCACAGGTCATGATATTAACACCAAGTTTCTTAGGTGCTTCTTCAAAGCAGCGCATGATTATCTCACGAGCAGCTTCAGCTTGGTCTTCTCTTACTTCATAAGTTACCTCGTCATGATAGAACAAAAGGATAGATGTATCTAGTCCAGCCTTTTCAAGTTCTTCTTCGATCATTAGGATTGTGTACTTCATTACTACTGCTTCAGCACCTTGAATAAGATAGTTAAGAGCTTTGTGAGAAGACTCTACCATAATAGGTCTTCCGTCTAAACCAAAGATCTTTCCTTCTTCTTCAGCAGCAGTCTTTACATCATCAATCAACCGCTTTAAGCTAGGGATAGCATCCATAAACTTTTTCTTAGCCTTGTTACCTTCAGCTTCAGAAACGTTAAGAATTGAACCTAACTTCCTTCCACCCGCACCATACAAAAAGGCAAAGATAAAAGGTTTAGCTGTAGCACGGCTGCAACCTAGAATATCCGCATTTTTCTGATGGATATCTCCTTCAAGAACTTCTTTAGTAAAGTCTTGATCTTTCATAAAATGAGCTAGAAGTCGAAGCTGACAAGCTGCACTATCAGCAGACACTAGTTTATAACCCTCTCTTGTTATAAATAGTTTTCGAAACTCTGGACCAAGCACTGCCTTACCGCTAGGTAAGTTAGCGATGATCTTGTGAGTTTGACGAAAAGTTGGAGTACCGATATTGAAAACATCACCGTGCAATTTTGAGTTTTTATCAATATACTCAAACCATCCTTTTAAGATAGAATAGCGAGATCTTAGAGTGTAATACTCTGTAAGAGCCTTGCCTACATCCCCCAATTTCTGTAGTGAGCTGTCTGTGAGTTTTGGCGATACCCTGACGAATTCGCCTTCAACCTTTTTCCAGTTCCAGTCGTCTGGTTGCCAGCCGATAGAATAAAGATAAGTCTTAACAGTGTCAGTATTACCCACATCGCCAGCATCAAGACTAATCCTAGTGTACTCCCCCCATACAGGAAGGCTGGATTTATCAGAGAGATCATAAGAAGAGGGGTCAAAGCCGCCAAACCAAGACTCAGTGTGACTATAGTATTTACCAGACTTTTTGAAAGCTGGTTTTTTAGATGGAACTGTTGGCCATCCGTGTCCATTATTGTCATAAGTTTCTCCTTTATCTTTTAGTTCTTGAATAGCCTCTTTAATTTTCTTTACAGAGCCATCAGGTGAGTTAGCTACACAGCCAAGTTTAGGGTTAATGTAAGACTCAATGTCCTTTAGTTGTTTCTCAATACTGTCAGCTAGTTCTCTAGCAGCTTCAACATTAAAAGGCCAACCATTAGTACACTGCTTAACCATAATACGATCCATTTCCATTTCAGATCGTAATGCCATCAAGATGTGGTTTTTACCATTAGAATTTTGAATGATTCTTTTCAATTCTTTTGTAAGATATTCAAACACTTTTACACCAAGCTTAACGTCTTGTTTCATGTAGTTAAACATGTCTTCGTTAAACTCTTCCCAACCGCCTTCGTAGTCTCCTTTATAATCTTTAAAGAACTCACCCCACTTTTTCAAGGAATGCCCAAATCCAAACCTAGTAAAGTTTTGTAGTTGAGACATAACTTTAGTACACTTAACCTTACTATTGTCGATATCCCAATCAATACCGTACAGGCTTGCTAGCTTTCTTAATGCAGGTATGTCATAGCCAAAAGCATTATGAGCAATAACAACGTCTGCTTTTGAGAGCAAGTTTAGGAAGGACACGAAGTCCTCCCTGCTGTTTTTAAACCAGTACTCTTTTCCAGTTCTAGTATCGATGGCACCTGCGCAATGAAACTTAGTTACTTCGTTTAAAAGGCCGTTAGCCTCGATATCAAATACTAGATTCATCAACTTTCCTCATTTCTTTTGACATATTATAGAGAAGATAAGCGATATTATCTCCATAAGCGTCCTCTAAAGTCCTTTCCCAAAATAGTTCTGCCCAGTACTCTAAAGCGTTTGCTAGCTCTTCATATTTGCCACCCTCAATATTAAATTCAAGATCATCCAATGCGCCGATATTCTTCATCCATCATTTCCACTTCTACTTCACGGTATATTTCGTAAGCCTCATAAGCTTTGTGAATTGCTTGACGAATTGATACATCATGTATATTACGATAGGCTTTTGCCATACGTCTGATATATAATTGTTCAAACTTCTTAAGCATCTAACAGGTTCTCCATCTCGCTTTCAATATCCTGCAGCATTGCTACATGTTCATCTAACAGGCTAGACTCGTAGTCACCTGTTTCATAAAGGTAATGCAAAGCTGTTTTAACTGCATGCAACGCATTACGAAGATCACGTTCTGCATTTTTAAAAGCTGCTTCTTGCATTGCGTTAAACATGACTTCTTCATCGATCATACGATATCTCCATCTACAAAATCAGGCCATTCATCGTCAAGTTTATAAGGTGTTCTACCTTCTTTGTCATTGTAGGCTTCTGCTATGTCTTTTTCAAACTTAGCATGTAATTTAAAATGATGCAGCAGATCATAAAGATCCGCTACAACTTCTTTCATTTCAGGACCATAAGCAAGATAGTGATTACTATCTGCAGGATCCCACTCCTCTAAGTCACTTTCAATAGTGGTAATAGCGTACTTAAGATTGTAGATTATCTGATTATCATTCATTCTCGATTACCTCTACTAGACGGTTTGCATACCAAGCGATTTTCTTGGCATCTTGAAGCTTAGCGTCTTTCTTACCCAAGCGACAAGCATACTTGAATACTTGTCCGAGAAGGTGAGATTGAACACCGTTATGGTGAGCTAAAATATACTCCATCAAATCCATATACTCAAGACCCTCTGGAAACTTAGTGTAAGCTTCTTTTGGGATCATCTTGTAGTGTTTAGGATTGATGATTTGGTCTTGTTCTTCTTTAGACATTTCTTCAAAAGCACCATGAAAGTCAATATCTTTTAGATGTTCATCCATTTCCTTTAAGATTTTCTCATGTAATTCTTCAGAACCCCCAAAGACTTTACCCATAAGGTTAGGGATTTCGTCTCTAAAGTTTGTTTCTTTCTCACAGTATTCTTCTAAGTTGTAGCCCTGTTCTTCAGCTATTTCTTTGATAATACGTTTCTCTACACGGTTCATTTCATTACCTTTATAGTTAAGAATGAGCGAGTCTGCCCAAGCTTTTATTGTATATTGAGAGTTAAGAGTTTCTCTCATTCTGCCATCTTCTTCAATACGAATATAAGGAAAGTGACCTACTGATTTGTAGATAGCCCATGCATCAATAGCCTTTTGAAATTGATCCGTAGTAAAGTCTAATTCTGCATCAAAGTCTTTGTAAACGTGGTAGAAAAACATGTTACGCTCCTGCTTTTAATTTTTGGATATGGGCTTTAAGGTCAGCTTTGTTATCAAAGCCGTACATTTGTGCAGCTAAGTTTTCAGCTTCATATCGGGAATACCCTGCATCATACTCCAGTATAGCTGCACGTTCCTCGTAGTAGTCGTCTAGCAATTCCCAGTCATTCTTAAGATCTTTAAGCATAGTGATACTCCTCAATTAGCATTTCTTCAAACCAGTCACCAAACTGTTTTTCTAGCGCACTGTAAAGACGCTTTGAAACTCGTTTATTTGTTCTAGGGTTGTAGATATCTTTAATTTCACATTCTATCCACTCTGGCTCATCTGATCCATAACGGTTTGAGCCCCCTGTAGTTACATAGCCATATACTTCGACATCAAAGTAAGCTCCTCTAAATTCTTCGATCTCAAATGTTTTCCAGACTTCACTCATCTTCAGTTACCTCATTCCAGTTATCATCATAGATATGCACATCAGCTTGAATAGCTTCTTTTAACTCCCAAGGGGTTGATACTGCATGATCATACATAGTTTTATAGTCAGAGTCTTCTACTTCAAACTCATACGTTACGATTACTTGGACTGTTGCCATTACCAAACCTCTATTAAGGGTTTACCTTCGTGCATAGACAGCCTTGCGGCTGAACCATCTCGTATCTCTTCTTTAGTGTCAGCTATTACAAAACTATTGTATTTATAAGGATTATACGTTATACGTTTACCTTCTTCATTAAACACAAGATTCTCTGTAAGATAACCTACAACAAACGCATGAACATTCTTCTTTTGTTCTTTCAATACTTGTTGACGTCCAGCTTGTCGAACGACAAACTTTGGCAAAGCTATTGCTACTGACTCAGCATGACCGATTACTTTTCCGTAATCTGCTGTTTCACGGGACTGTATTGAGTATACGTCTTTGTGTAAGTTCCAATATACTGCTACTCTTTTCATACTAGTAACCTCTTATTGCTTTTGTATGTTCATACGATACTTCATCACCGTTTCTAAAGGTTGATTTATTGGCAGAAGTATCAGGGATTAAATTACACCAGCTATTCCACCAGTATTCTGTTCCTTTTCGTTGTACAACTTTGATATACTCTTCAACCTTATCTTTACGATTAAAGTAGCTAGAGGAATATCCAAGTTTCTTTAAGTTATGAGTATCTAGACAAGCTAGATTGTAGCCTAGCATTTGAAGTCCAAAGCTTGCTTTAGCTAAGCCTAAACCTTTGATCTGAAGGACTCTTTCGAGTGCAACCTTCTCGTCTGCTTTGTTAATTACTAGCATTGTATAAAGCTCGTCCTTAGCCTCTACTACGCCCTGATAACTATCTTTCTTGTGACCCCACAGTGCTTTTGACTGCAAGCCCTTATCCCGAATATCTTCTGATAAAGGAACAATGTTTTTAAAAGGTGTTCTGATTGTGGCAATTACTGTAGAAAATACGTCTACAATACCTTGTGAACCAGTTTTTATAAGATGCTCACGAATTAGCTTCATTTCACGATCATACATAGCTTAACCTCCTGCTACTTCATTCCAAACACGACGATCTACTTTACTAGTCCAATTATCAGGACGAAGCATATGCTCAATGCGTAAGGCTTCTTTCCGAGTTAAGTTTTGGCCTATAATTCTAAAGCCTATTTTACTCTGTGATCGAAACTTGTCAAGCATTTCAATAACCTTACGTTTCTTAAGACGCTTACCTGTTGCACACTCCATTGACTCAATTCTGTAGCGTTCAGGAACATTTTCATAAGGCGCAACACCTATGTAGCCCCAGTCAAGATCACGAGGATTCCAGTCTTTAGCCCAACCTGTATAGAACCAATGATAAAGAAAATACTTGTCTCCTGCGTTTGCTACATGAAACATTTGCATTTCTTCTGAATACCATTTAGCCATTTGTTTTTCCTCCAAAGTAACGTGCCAAGTAGTTTACTAGTTGTCTTACGTTATTTAGCGGTTCTACACTATCATGGTAAACTCCTTCTGGACCCATGATAGCTATTTCAGGTTTACCGTTTAGCGATACGATTGACAAGTCATGTACATCGTCAATCTTTAGTAGTACTTGTTGATGGTCAAAGTTTCTCATTTCCATTCCTTTTCGTCTTCCCAAGCTCTTACGCACTTGGTTTCTACAATACGAACATCATAACCTTCATCTTTATACTTGTTGTAGGTAACTAATGCTTTTTGAAAGTCTAAAAAAGCTACATCGTAAATTTCCCACCAGTAATCACCATCGTCATCTTGGAGCCACAAGTGAATTTCATAGAGTCTAGGTGAAAAGCCCATTAGTAGTACTCCAGTGCTGCATAAACAGCATCCTCTAAGCTGTAGTGTTTTTCTGTCGCCATTGCTTCATAGAAAGGATGAATAAGATCACCTTCATCAGCCCATAGAATGATGATTTTATTCTTCATATGAGCAAACATCAATTCCATAGAAGTGCCTGTACCGCGCCCAGAAGAACGCCGTACATCTGCTAACACAACACGGCTTGATGCAATGTCATGTAGGTCTTGCTTAAAGATACGCTTACAGGTGTTCATGGTCTTTGTAACGTCTTGCAAGTGTTCTTGTAGTTGATCATGAAATGATACACGGCGTGTAGGGTCTAGAGCTTTTACACCCGCCATATCTAACATTTGCCATGCTGTTACACGCCAGTATGTCATATGTTCTTTTGTGCAGTCTTCCATTGGTCCTGCAAGGTATACATGTTCTTTCATAGTCTTTTCCTAATAGCTGACCGATTTCGTAAAAAAGAGCAGTTTATACTCATGCTCAGGAGTTTATTATTAGAAGTTAATTTCGTCGTCAATATCATCGTTTGCTACAAATTGATCTTCATCAACTTCTTGATTGTCTGCAACTTTCTTAACTTCAAATTCAGTCATTTCAAAGTCGTCTTCACGGGGTTTAGCTTGATACTCGTTCAATACAGTTACTTGGACGCCCATCAACATACTTGCAATACCCTTACGGCCAGCTACATTATACTCGTATTGGTAAATGCGTACGTGGCCTTTAGAGCCATTGCCAAGTGTATTAGGATCAATTGGGGACAGGTCTCCTGCGACAATGTTAACTGGAGCCATTGGCTCACCGTCACGTTTCTTAGATTTCTTCTTCAAGGTTGCTTTGTAGAACATACCTTTGTCGTCTTCGTCAGGCTTTACATTGATGCTCAGTTCTTTCCACTGTTTTGCTTGTGTTTTATCACGGGTACGAATTTGCACTTCCCATGTAGGGTTCTCTTTGTCGAAAGTAGCGTTAGGGCGCTTAGGGTCCAGTTTAGCGTAGAACAGTTCAACGTTTTTCAAAATAGCCATGTTATATTTCCTCTTGGTTTGTTTGTAAATTTGTTAGTAGTGTTTGATCTTTAAGGTCAGGTATTGACAGTAGATCTTTAAGGTCAGGTATCGTTTAACTATCGTAATCAATATTGTAGATAAGGTGGAAGTCTTCTTCATACAGTTCGCCGTACTCACCGTCATTAGCAGTATCACCTAGTTCGTGAAATCTTACAGTGCCACCGAAGCCTCCTTCAAAAATTTCGTTAATGACCATAGTAGACTCACCATAATCATTTATAGACTTAATATGAAGGGTATCCCCTTCTTTAAGCGAACGCAAAGTCTGAGAGGTATACAGAGTTGACATTAAGTTTTCCTTTCTCTGGAATAAGGTCTGTGGACTCAAGTTGTTCTAGAATACATTCTAGAGGGTTAGATTCATAAAGTTCTACAAACTTGTTGCGAACATGATGAAACATATAGTTCATGTTTCCTGCGTGACATCCGAAAGAATCATGAACAACAGTTACAGTAAAAGGTGCATCATGTACAACCATAGTTAAATGAACAGCGTCAAGACTATGTACAATATTTGGTGCTGCACCTGTTCTTTGTTTACTCTCGTTTACAGTACAGTCTTCCCAAACTTGAATACGAACTTTCATGATGTCGTCACCATACTTAAGTTCTGTACGCTTAGTAGCCGCAGTCTTGTACGCCTGCACAACAGGGAAGTTTGTGATAGGGGTGATATAGGAGAGATAAACCCCCTTCTCATTGGCTCTGTCTGCAAGAGTCTGGAACAGCCTTAGCATACGGGCTGGTCCTTTAAGCTCTTCATAGCAGGTTTCATATACTAGTTTACCTAGCATATTACCCCACAAATGCTCTTTGTCTCTCAAGTAATCATTGATATCCCTTGTATCTTCGTTAACTTGTTGACCCATGCCGTAGGCTGTGCCACCGTAGCCAAGTGTCATTACATTGCGTTTAACAGTTTTTCGTTGTACTTTTTTATCCTGAATATTATGCCAATATACAGGAAAAAGTTTCTCACGAAGATCTCTGTTATGATTTCGATAAGTCTGTACTGCCTGAAAAGCAAGTTTCTTTCTTTCAGACTTATCAGGAGCATTCTCATACTCTCGTTGCAGCTTGAGTGCTGTGTTAAACACATCGTCAAACTTATTGATGGTGTCTTTATCAAGCTCATTATACATTTGCTCGATACGCTTCCATACATGTTCTGCAATAAACATATATACATCACCAGGAAGGTCACTAGGTGTTAAGTTTACAAGTGGTGCAACTTCATCATCTTTAGACATTGCTACAAGATGTTGAACACCGTTGTTAGACCCATCGATGTAGATTGGCAAGCAGCTTGGAAAGTCTTCAGTGTTAAAACCATCACCATGCCAGTTACTAATCATATCAATTTCACAACAACAAGCAAGAAAGCAAAATGGTTTATCTGCTTTCATCCACCCTAAGTTGTTAAGAGGGTCGTTTGCATAACTTAGAATTTCGTCTAAGTTTTCTTGAACCCACTTTGCACGATCGTCTAAAGATACCTTATCATTACCCCACATGTTTGAAGTATGGACTGACAACCAGTAATAACCATCCTGACCTAATGGCACAGGTTCATCTAGTAGGAGGATACCTTTCGCATTGTCACTAGACTGCTCGTGTAAGAAAGCAGTGTTAGGGTAAATACGGCCTCGGAAGTCAAGGTTATACAGATGATAAAACGGCTTATTCAGGTTCTTCTCTGCAAGCCGCTGGATAGCCTCTGTTTCAATAATCAAAGAAGCCCGTTTTACAGGATCGATCTCTTTGGAGAATTTGAACGGGTTTTCTTTCATTGTCATACAAGCTTTGTATACTTCAAAAACTCTTTCGTTAATACGCCAAGCTGTATTAGATAGCTTATTAAGCACATCTACAATATAACTTGTGTCTGAGTTTTCTATGTGTTTTAGAGCACTCTCGTCACCTTTCTTAATGATACTAATTCCAGTATCCTCGTGAATAGATTTGTTAGTCCACGGTTTTGGAGGAGTATTAACTGGAAATAAGTCTGTCTTTTCGTTATCGATTAGGTCCATCATGTCTTTAATGGCTGACCAATCTCTTGCATAAAGCTGAAACGTAAGATGCTTAGACTTTTTGCCATTTTTGTAAACATGCTTTTTTCGATAGCCGATAATTCCTGTCTCAATATATGAAATAAGAACATACCAACCACCTTGAACATCAAGAATACTGTCTTGTTTCATTCGAAGCTTCTGACGAAGTCTACGACCTATACTAGCAGCTACTTCCACTAGTGTAGCTTTTCTTTCAAGACCTTTGAGAACGTGTGTATATGAGAACTCAATAATATCTCTCGGACTTAGTGTATTCAAGTAACTTGCTGATTGACGTTTATCTAATACGCTCATTCGATACGCCAGATCTTCGACTAATCTATCAAGTACTGTGGCTTCAGACATTTAGCTTCCTTTCATTATGGGCATAGTACAATGCGTACCCCATTTACTTCAGAACTTAGTTAAGAGTCTTGTTACCTTTGAATATCATCAGATAAATCATTGCTAACAGACCTAGTATAATATATCTCCTACATTGAAAAAAAAAAAGAAGGAAGGTTTCCCCGCCCCCAAGTGGGGCGAGGAGAACTGTGTTATCCCATTAGGCGGGGATTATCCTTATCAGCTGTTGCAAGCCAATTTTTAATAGTCTGTTTAACAACACCCATCTCTTCAGCTGCTTCAGCAATTGTGTATGTGCCAGCAAGAATTTGTCCAACAATAGCAATACGATCGCCATGATTGTAAGCTTTGTTTCGGCTGCTCCAAGGACGACCTTGAGTCAGTTCGTAGTTGAAACCAGTCTTTAGTGCTTTAATGTTACGAGCCATAAGAGATCTCCTTATTTATGTTGGCTGTTGAGTTTAGGATCGAATTCGTCAAGAATAGCCTTGATTTCATCTTCAAGTGTTAGTGGCGGGTCAATATAAGTATGACCCCATTTTGCATCGATTGCTTTTACAAGGTTAGAAAAGCTAATCTCTTCGAGGTACTCTTTTGTGAATTTAGTCAACAATTTACTCCACCGAAATCATGTCATTATACGAAAAGCCCATTTTCTTTGCTTTCAGCAAGCAATTAGAAATAGCCTTTTCACGAGTGTTTCCAGAAGCAGAAACAACTTCCATTTTGTTAGTGTCAAAGTTCCAGAATTTTACGTTTGCATTGAACATGATGTCATCTCCTATTTTGATCTGTTCATTATAGATGCTTTGTTTTTCTCAGTTATTTGTAGAACAAATGGCTACCTTCTGTAGCAACATGCTCGTAGTGGTCTGTCCAGTACGGGTTAACATAATCGGCATGATAGTACAAAGCACCTGTTTTAGTCAGGTACTCTGGTTCTTCGAGAAGTATATCGGCTAGTACTTTTATCCATCTCCAAGCCTCACGATCAACATGGGGTAGTTTATTCGGATTATCTGTTTTACCGTCATGTGTCCAGCTAAATTGTCTATCTTGCCAGACGACTTCACAGACTGTATCAGGGAATCTCGCATTTGCTACTCTATTTAGAGTTACTTCAGCTACCATTACTTGCCCAATCAATGACTCATTTCTTGCTTCAAAAAACATATTTAATGCAAGACACATAGCAGCAGTCATCATTAGAAAATCTCCATTCCTTTGATTTGATATTCACCGTCTATAACAAAAAACGGATTTACACTCGTAAGCCATCTGTAATACTCGTAATCATCATTCTCGTACTGCAGTTGGTCTTCGTAGTTCATTAGATTTCTCCTTCAGGAAGTTCACACCAGTAGCTATAACCATAGCGATTAAGTTTGTCTTTAACAAGCAACGGACGTTCATCCCCATAGATTGGGCATTCGTAGAATTTATAACCTTTTACAGTTCAAACATAGAACGGATTATTACGGTTAATTTGTGCCACCTCTGCTTGATTGCAAAGATTATGCATGATGTTCTTATCAACAGCACCACGTAGCATTTTACTTTCCTTTCATTTCGTTTAGAGCTTCCATCAACACTTCTTCATAAGGTTGAGTTTCTTCATAAATTACTTCAAAGTGTTTAGCCATAAAGTGTTGGCCTTTTTCACTACGAAGATATTCAGATATTACATTAGTTACGTCTTTAACAATGTTAAAAGACTCACCGATACCCTTTCCAAACCCACTTGCAATATTCTTAAGCATTGGCTTTGATTCCTTTTGTTAGATGTTCATGGATACCTTTAATTATCTTTCTAGATGCATTGTCGCTAGGTACAGCATAGCTTATCATGTCGTACATAAACAAACCCATTAAACCAAATATAGCACTTGGCATATAGGTTCCAGAAAGAATAAAGAAAGAAACAATTACCCACCAAGGTGTTCGATAGATTTTGTTTCCCCATAACTTTTTAGAGATGATTGATCTAATCAATAGACCAATTAGAACGGCTAAGAAGATGCCTAGTATTGTCATTTAAAGTTTCCTTTAAGTTTAGCCCTAAAGACAGGGAGGGGGTCTCTAGGGCTTTAAGGTCAGCTATTATTTTGCGAATATCTTCTTGATAATAGCAAACTCTACAATTGCACCTACAATCTTAAGCGAGATATAGGTCATAGTAACGTAAAAGATTACGGTCCAGATGCCAGATGCAATGATTGCAACGATACCGAACAAAGCGGTCAAACCGCTAACAACGATATTCGCCAATACTGCAAGAATAGCAAACAGAGCAATTACGATTACGATTTTGATGATGTTTGTGATAGTCTTCATTTTATATTCCTCTTGGATTCCACTTGGATGAAGGTTGATTAGGGTGTTTAAAGCACACCCCAAAGCTTTTAGTATTTGTATTTACCGTTGTAAAATACATAGGCCATTACTAGTGGCCCAAACAACACAGCAAGAATTGCCCAGACCCACGGGTTGCGGTCTTGGTAATTAGCCATGTCGTAAGTCATTTTACCGATAGCAGCCCAGCCAGCGATAGCGATAATGACGATCAGAAGTTCCATTTGGTTTCTCCTCTATTTGGATTTCTTCTATTATAGATGCGTTAATTTTCTCACTTTTTTTGGGCTTTTTTGGGCAAAATTAGCTGACTGTTTTGGTAAAAAAGGCCGCCCCGAAGGGCGACCCAAAAAGTTGTTTATCGTCTATTATTTTCTTTGTTGTTGGTGTTAACACCTTGAGTAATCTGAGGCATCAACTTGACGATTTCTTTGCGTGTTTGACGAGATACATCTCCAGTAATATTCAAATTAAATACTTGACTATTACCTGCATTAGAGCCTTTACCAAGTGCTTTAACTTGATCAGTACTCAAGATGACTTCGCCAGGAGTTAGCATTGCAGGAACAGAGTCTACACCAGCTTTAGCACCTGCCATCATTGGTACGATACCGCCCTCGCTAAACCCTAAGAAAGAGCCAAAGCTCAATCCAAATAGGCTGCTAAACATACCGCCGCCGCCGCCCATTCCACCAAGGAAACCGAAGATGTTCTTAAACAGACCACCAACAGAACCCATAATGTTAGACATCCAGCCACCACCAGTCATACTACCTTCAAGGCTACCTGTGATAGATTGACCAACGGTTTGACCTAGTTTCTGACCCATTGACTGACCAGACTGAAACAAACCTGCAAAGAAGTTTGTAAACATGTCTTTCATACCAGAGGCTTGGAACATTGCGTCAACAAAAGAATTAAGAACAGTGTCAATAATACGGTCAGTAACAGTATCAAGAACACCTATAATCCCTTCGCCAAGTGTTTGAGCACCACGGATAACTTCACCAAGGTTCTTTTTGATAGACTCAGCGATAGCATCTGTAGAGCTACGTGCTGTGTCGGTCATGCCTTGTTCAAGTTGCATACGGCGTTCAAGCTCTAGGTTCATTTCTCTTGCCAGAGCAAGATCAGTACCCGCAGTATCTAGAATGTTCTTACGAAGTTCTGCAATACGCAAACTATTTTCAACAGCAAACTGGAAGCGTTCAGGTGTAAGGCCAACCAAAGATGCAATATCAAGTTGAGAACCCATACCTTCTAGTGCTTTCTGAATACCCAGAATAGTACCGCTGGCAAGAATTTCTGCCATACGCTCGCGTTGCTCATCCAATGTTCTAAGAGCATTAGCACGAATAACAGACTCACTCTGTGCAGAGTTATTCAATGCCTTTTGAGCATCGTTGTAACGTCCAACAGCAATAGTCAACTGATCAATTTGACGTTGAGAAAGCGCACCGATTTCTTGAATAGACGCACTAAACCCTGCAGAAGACAAACCAGAAGAAAGTTTCTCCAAGAAGGTTTCTGTTTTGCCACTCTTATCATCGTTGCCACTAAAACCGCCCATTACACTGTTAAGATATTCTTGGCTTTCCTGCAAACGTCTTTCAAGCGCACGTCGAATACCAACATCGACATTAGCACCAGAGGCACCAATACTTTGAAGTTGTAGAGACAAGGTTTGTACAGCCGCAGAAGCAGCAACAATCTTGTTAATTGTGCTAACATCTAGAGCCAAAATACGCTCCAGAGGCATTGCATTATCTACCGAACTCATAGCGTCTTCAATCAAACCAACACGGTCTGCTTCAATACGATAAGCAAGGTTGTTAAGCTCAACCATAGTTTCAAGAGACTGACGTTGACGACCAATTTCTACAGTAATGTCTCTGCGTTGTTGCGCACTAAGAGACTCGTCTTCAAGAAGTTGTCTTTGTAGACGAGAAATACTCTTAATTTTGCCTTGCATTCTTTCGTATTCACCACCAAGGTAAATAGCTTCTTCGCTAAGAGCCGCAACAGAAGCAACCATAGGATCAAATGCAAGAGAACCAGAGATACCTACAGAATCTAACTGAGACTGCAAGCCTTCAAGACGGCTCTGAATTTCATCAGTTGTTTCTTGAGGAACTGATTGTTCAATAATATGATTCAGAACGTTAGCATACATTTCTGCATTATGGTTCAAACGATCAAGATATTCTTGTGTGTAACCAGCCAGTGTTTCTGGAGCTTGATCAAAGATATCCATATTGGTTATCAGATTATTACCCGCTTCAATAAAGGCATCTAGCTGCGCATTTGTAAATCGTCTTGCAAGTTCTTCAGGTTCAATATCAACACCGAAATCTGCCACTTTTGTCAAAATTTCTTCTGCATTAGTTAGCTTAGCTTGACGCTGTTCAAGCAAGATTTGACGAGCATTTTCACGAGCAACTGTCTGAAGAATACCCGCTAGCTCACCTGCAAGACCTGTATCATTGCCAATACCGCCACGACCAAAAGCTTGTACACCCGCACCAACTTCGTTAAATCCTACACCACGTCCAAATTGGTTAATTAGACGAGAGAAGTCAGAAACGCTTTCTGAGAAAGTAACGAATTCTTCTTGGCTCATACGATCCAAAGCACCAGCATCCAATACACCCATCAATCGGCCCATCAATTCAACAAGTGCGCGACCTTGGTCACTTTCTTCAAGCATTGGACGCATCTCAGAAGTGAGAATAGTTGAAATAGCGTCTGATAAACGACCTTCATCAGCCTGAGATTGAGCGCGTGTTAGGGCAGCACGTTCAGATTCAGTTAGAACATCACCAAACGGATTTAGACTTTGACTAGTACGGCCACCAATAAACTCGATACCACCTAGAATAGTTTTAAGGCTATCTCCAAGATTACGTCCACGTTCTGTTTCAGGAACAGCTGGTGCTCTACGAAGTTCATCACGAACAGCATAAACTGCACGTTGAACATTTCGTGTTTCAGCCCGACTAAGTTCACCTTCATTCATAAGTGTTGTATTAGCTTCTTCGAAGATACGATTAGCTTCACGGCTAACTCGCATCAAACGATCAAGATCATCGTCAGAAATACTAGACAAATCAACATTAGCAAGTTCAGCAGCAAGGTTAATCTTAATATCACCAATCTGATCAAAATCAAACAAACCTTCGAGTTCGTTACGTGCGTCTCTTGTACGACGATCTGCCATGCCAAAGAATTTACGAACAGAGTCATAAGCGTTACCTAGTTTATCAAAGAAACCATCACCTTCGCCGAAGATCCATACACCAAGCAAACCAATAGCTGCAACTGCGCCAACAACAATAGCCCCCGCCATAGAGAATATTGCAGCAAAAGCACCTGTAATTGCTGTAACAATCGAGGTTGCAAGGCTACCTACACCTGCCATAATACCTGTAAACAAAGCACCACCAAGGCGAGCACCTGTAGCTACTGCGGTTGAAACAAGTCCTGAGATAGACTTAGCTACAAACCCTGTAACCTTAGTAACTGCCTTCATAAGAGGTCCACCAAGCATAGGCCCAAGGATAGAAAGACCTATAATACCTACGTCAGAGTATTTTGAAATCGTACTTTCAAGACCACCCATTTCCTCTGAAGCTGCATCAGCAGTTCCAGTCAATGCATAAAGTGCTGCACCTGCAATAAGTGCTACTCTACCAAAACGCTTGACAACTGCGCCAAGACTTGAAATACCTGCGCCGCGAATACGAGCAAAAGAAGCTACATAAGAAGCTGACATTTTAGCAGATTCAATAGCACCTACTCGGCTGGTCATAGTCATCATAGACCTAATACCATTAAAGGCTTTTGCAGCTGTTGCACCTAGTTGAGTACCCCAACCACCTGCCATAATTGTGCTAAATGCACTACCGCCTACATTTGCAACTTTCTGCAAATCTTGAATAATCGCAGTTGGTCCACGAGTACCAAACATAGTCAAATAAGCAAAACCAAGCTGTGCAATACCTTGTCCCAATGTGTCAGGAATACCCGAAAGCAAAGCTGTTGCACCGACAGTAAAGAAAGTCAATCGTGTCAGAACAGCCTTGGGGTCTGCTGTACCACCAAATAGAATTCGAGAAGCCAGACCCTGACCAGCACCAAACAAGTTAGCACCACTGCCAACACCTGCCATCTTAATAATACCAGTAAGAGCAGGTTGAATAACATTAAAGGCAAGTTCACGGAATTTCTTGCTAACGATAGAAAGTCCTGCAGTACCAAAGATCAAACCAACGATAAGACCATCCCCTCCAAAGAAAGGAATAGAGTTAATTGTTCTTAGAAGAAATCCAGGAATACCACCAAAAGCTTCTGCAACACCCTTCCCAAAGCCTTTTACAACTTGTACAAGACCTTGAACAATCATAGGAATGTTCTCAATAATGGCAGCTGCAAAGTTTCCTGCGGCTCGACCAATACCTGTACCAAGGTCTTCTAAAAACCCAGATGAAATAAATGCAGGTCCAAAGTTACTTGCAAGTTCATTTGCAATAATCGCACCAAGACCAATAAGTTCAAGTTTAAGCAGAGGAGCAAAAAGCTTGGGTGCAAAAGCAGAACCAACTGCAGTAGTAACAGCAAACGCAATATACGACCCAATACCAGGGGCAATTTCTTTGATTTTCTTGTATAGGTCTGATACCATATTGGCAGCACCACTAGAAATAGTACGACCAAAATTAACAGCAGTATTAACAAGAGTTACTGCAGTTTCTTTGATAGAACTTGTCGAAATCTCAATTTCAAGAATATTCCTACCGCCACCAGAGGGCAACAAATTAGAAAGTGCTTCTTTAAAGCCACTTGCTCTTTTACTAATTGTTTTATAAACAGAGTTAATAGTATTACCAAAACTTTGTACACGGGCTTCAGCACGACCTAGCCAGTATTGTGCTAAACCTGCAGTTTGCTCCATAGTGTCAGTCCACCAAGAGTTAGCAATAACTTCGTCGTAAAGCCAGAAGAATTTACGCTCAATTAAGTCAAGATACCCCTTAACAGATTTCCATGCAGCACCAAGGTTCTTTTCAGCAATATCTTTAACCCCTGTAAACATAGATTGAAGCGTCTTTTGGATCTTATTTACAGCTATAGAAATTTCAGATTTTATTGCGCCCATAACTCGATTAATTTGTTGAGCAGCAATATAAGCACCTAGAACCAGATCATTCCAAACTTCTAGAGCTTTAATATTTTTAACAAGATCTTTAATGATAAGATTTGTTAATTCCATAACAAAGTTTAAATCTTCAAAAGAGCCACTACGGAAACGTAGCAATCGCTGATCTAGAATACCCAAACCAACCAAAGTCCTTTCAATAGTAATAAAAGCAGGGTTGATAAAGTTCGTAATTTGGTTTCCAAAGTTGAACCATTGACGACCATAACCGTCAATCGTCATAGCTAAATCATCTAGCGCTGCCCTAATTTCTTCTGGACCTTCGGCTCTAAAAACATTACCGATTTTGCCACGAAGACCAGACATCATAGAATCAGCCATGTCATCGCCAATTTTGTTTGTAATTTTGAGATATTCTTGACGAGCCTCTAAGAATGGAGATAGCAACGTTGCCTTAAGCTGGTCACTAACAGTACGCATAGGCAGAATAAGCTGATAAATAGCATCACCAATGCGACCAAAGTAAGCACCAAGAACATTAGCAACACCACCCGCAATAAGAGAAAAGTCTCTAAAGCCAGTGATAATATCACCTCTGAGTATGAAAGCCATACTATTTAGCTGACCAACGTTATCACGAAGATAAGTGCTCATTCTATTTAGTTGATCAGTGAATAAATAAGAGAAACCTAGTGTCTTACTGATTTCACCAGTTACACGACCAACAGAATCACCAAATACTTCAAAGGCTTGTGCCGTAGTGCCTTCAAGATCTGCAAATTCTTTATTGATTGCTTCCGCTTGTTTTAGAAGACCTTTGAACACAACATCAGTTGTAATCTTGCCTTCTTCAGCCAACTCGCGAAGTTTACCGAGAGGTTGCCCCATAGAATCCGCAATAGCCTGAGCAAGTCGAGGAGCCTGTTCAAGCACGGAGTTAAGTTCTTGTCCGCGAAGCTGACCAGAAGCCAAACCTTGACCCAACTGGAAAATAGCTGCACGAGCGGATTCAGCTCCAGAACCAGAGATAGCAATACTCTTTTGAACGGCTTCTGTTACTTGAAGTAATTGTTCTGTAGATGCCCCTGTACCTTGAAGCGAACGACCAAAACGGTTAAACGTCTCGGCAGCACCATCAATAGAGCCTCTAGAACGAGCAGAGATTTCATATAGTTTACCAAGTACTTGTGTCATCTCTTCCGTACGGCCTGTAACTAGGGCAATACGGTTTTCAAGATTGATAAGAGAATCTGTATACTTGTTAATATTTCTAATAGCTAGTTGTGCTGAAAAAGCAGCACCAAGACCGACAGCTAAACGGCCTATAGATTTAGTTACATTGTTTACGGTTTTATCGATATTACCAACGGACTTCTCAAGTCTTGCAAGATCCTGTCGAGCCTGTTGCGAATTAGACCGTACTCTAATTTCTACACCACTCATAGTGTTCCTCCTTAATAAAATTGCCCTACAACAGTATCTCGATGTAATGAGATGCCATCATAGGGCAAGGATGTTAGGGGCTACGTTAGTTCGCCAATAGTAAGAAGCACCGCTTCAATGAAGTATTTAGGTGCTTGCCGACTTGATCCGTTGTTTAGATATTCGATGTGCTCTACAGGGTTACGGATAGTACCTGCGGCTTCTCCAAAGATAGTTCTAGTCTTTGTATTAGACCACCCACGTCTTGCTTCACCTGTATCTACAGGGGTTACAATACGTAGTTGTTCTGTTGCATAATCAATACGTGCATGGGTTTCCATTGCACCAATTTCAGCCACTTCTCGTTTAATACGAGCAAGCTCTTTGTCAAAGTTAACAACTTCAAGGCTGATTATCGGCTTTGCCATTCTTATCTCCTGTTAGCAAATCCCAACCAGATCCATCACCATTCTTTGCTCTAAGCATCTTTTCAAGGAACTTACCTTGTGGCATAACTTTGCCAGCTTCAATTTTAGAGTCTTCGTAATTTCGAACAGCACGAATTGTTGGAAATAAGTTTTCAGCAGATTCTTTGATACCTTGCGCACGTAATAGCATGTAAGTGCGGTTGTCCTCTCGATATCCGACAGGTCTCCTGCGGAAGTAAGTAATCCACTTTAGTAGTTCTGTATAAGGCATTTCCTGCTCAATTTTATAAACAGGAATGCCAAGGTTATAAGCCACTTCGAAGATTACTTCTTCCTGATCGGTTAGTTTCCCGAAGAGCCACCATCGCCCATACCAGAGAACCCAAGAACAGCTTCAGAAAGCTTGTTCAGTTCTGCCAACGGGAACGAGTCAAATTCTTGATCGGTCATTTCTTCTGCACCGATAACAGCACGACGAAGGACGTCACGCAATACTCCAAGCTGAGAATCATCTTTCTTAGACGATGCAGCTTTCTTTACGAGGTCTTGGATAGCCATAACTTCCGAGACCGACAGTTTGCGGACTTCAACTTTGTCATCCATAAACGAGACTTCTTTTGTAATAACTTTACCTACTAGATGTTTCATAATACTTTTCCTTTATTGCAATTTATCTTTTTCAGTGAACAGGTGCGGATTCGCAGCTTGGAAGTCATCCAAGATTTTACGAACCGTATGAAGAACGGAGAGTGTTTCTAGACATTCTTTTCCTTCACGGGATCCCTCATCAAAGTCTTGAAAACGATCAAATGATTTTCGAATACTAATGTCTACGCTTCGACGCATATGACGAAATGTCGTACGCATAACAAAGCTTTTACTAAATGGTTTATCTGTCATGTAATACTTCTTTTTATGGATGAGGGGGAAACCTCTAAAGATCTCCCCCAAAACTAACTTAGATAGTCGCAGGACCGAAGAAGTCGGTTTGAGCCGACAACGTAACGGTTGCAGTAGTTGCGTCTGTCAGAGCAGGGTTCACCAGAATAGCTTCGATCTTACCGATGAAGTAGAATTCAGTGTTTTCAACTGCCAGAGTAACGTCTGCGCCTTCGTCTTTAGTAACGGGGCCAGCAGCCATCATGAAGCGGAACGCAACCTGTTGACCAACAAGACCGTGAATTGCTTGCATGTCAGCAGCAACGTAGTTAACGGTAACTTCCAGAGTCGGGGCGTCCGACTGACCTTGCACCTGCGAAGAGGTTGCTTGGCCGTAAACAGGAACGTTAACGATGTTCGCAGGAGTACCTACAGAAGGGAATTCGCGAACAGAAGGCATACGGACGTGATCTGCGTCAGCCGTGCCAGGAACAGAACCAACGAACAGAGCAGCGATTTCCGAAGCGGTATCGGTGCCAGCAGGGATGGTCCCTTTGAAAAGGTCAAGGTATGTATAAATACCTGCGCCAAGTGTCGAAATGTGTGCCATTTGTTATTCTCCGTATTTCTTAAATGGTATAGTGTATCTTGCGCTATAAAGCGATTGATTAGATGGGTCAAGCCCTTCCATTGTAA